AGCAACCGAGACCAAGCTGAATTGGCAGCTCTCTCAAGAGCTCAAGCGATCCCACATAGGTTGCTGCCTGAGGGGTTGCGTTGTCTAGATTCCAAACACGCCCGCACCAAAGATTCTGTCCCATATCTACAGCGTCTTTGAGCGACATCTGCTGTGCCGTGCCCGTCTTTCTATCGTAGACCTCAATCTGTTTGTCTGTCGAGGAAGTGTCGGCAGCAGGGAGGTCTGCCACCTGCTGCGCCCCGTCGAAGGCTGCGATGATAGCCTTGACCTTAGCCTCTTCTTCTGATGTTAATGCCATAATTAAACTGTATTAATTGATTAAACAATGTGATTTAAATGATGCGTAATGATGAGCCCACCTTGCGTAGCTTTCCCGATGCCGACAGGCGAAGGCGTGGCTGGTGTATAGTGATGCTCACCTCTTGCCAAAGCGGTGTGTTGGCTGTGGGGATGACCCAGAACTTGGTCGTGCCCTCGCCCTTGACGATGAGGTTGCCGCTTGGGTCTACCACCAGCGAGTCGCCCTCGGCACGCTGGAAGAGCACGCTCTGAGGGAGGTAGCTCGGTATGAGTTGGGCTGTGATGCGCTGTGCCACCTTGTTGCGTAGGCTTATCTCCGGGAGATAGGTCAGGTTCATACGCGATGGTGCGATGAAGCCTGTGACTATCTGACCTGCCAATCCATCCATTTGTGCAATCTTGGCATCGGCTCGTTTGGCGGCAGCATCTGCCTCAGTAGCCTTTGTCTCAGCTAGAGCTGCTTGTGCTGCTGCAGCTGTAGCCTGCTCTTGTGCAGTATTGGCTGCACTCTGAGCGAGATTTGCTGCCTTGTTGGCATCGTCGGCTGCACTCTGTGCCTTGATGGTTGGTGTCTTATCGAGCCATCTGCGCCATTTGGTGTTTGTATCCGAAGGAGTTGTTGTGTTACCATCCTCCAGTGACGCATAGACTCCTGTAGATGTATGAACTATATCCCCTTCATCGTAGCCCCTAACAGTCTGTCCATCCTCTTTATATGAGTAGTCCGACTTCCAGGTACCTTGATCGGTGAAGGCGACATTACCAACAACAATGATATTTGTATTATCTGCCATATATTTATTAAACTTTAATGACTAACTTGTTTCTACGCTTGACAACATGTTCTGCGACATGGCTTCCGTAATCAATCATAAGTAACTTGTTACGATGCTGGCGGAATGACGGATACATAGCGCCGCCTCGAGCAATGACACCCGTATCGACATATTCATGCTTGGAGAGGTCCCATTGCCACCAGTTTCCGTTGCTTCCCATTTTGGGTGGATGATCGTTCATTTCCTTAGCGAGGTCGGTCTGCGTCTTTGAGCTGGCGATGGCGGCTTTTGTATCTGTCTCTCGCTTGGTTTCAGCCTTTACTCGACCGCTCTCTGCCGTCGCCCTTCCGTTTTCAGCGGATACACGCTTCTTCTCTGCCTCTACTCTCGCAGCTTCCTGCTTCTGTCGTGTGGTTTCCTGGTTCTTGCGTGTAGTCTCGCTGCTATCTCGGGTTGTCTCGGAATTAGCCCTTGCTGTTTCAGCGGTAGCCCTTGCATTTTCCGCAGTCACACGTTTTTTCTCAACTTCCACACGAGCGGCTTCGTTGGTTGCCCTTTCAGTTTCAGCCTTGGCTCTAGCCGTTTCAGCAGACTGCCGTGTAGCCTCATTCTGCTCGATAGCCTTCTTGCTTACTAGGGTATCAAAGGTGGCTTTCTTGGCGGCTTCGGTAGCCGTTTTGCTTGCTGCTACGGCATCCTCCACCTTCTTGCGCTCTACCGTGAGGTCAGTCGTTGCCTTCGTCACGCTGGCAGCAGCGTCGTTGGCTTTCGCTGCTGCTGTGGTGGCTTCTTTCGTAGCTTTCTTGGATGCCGCAATTTCCGCATCAACGTCCTTTGTAAGCAGAGAGAGTGGCGCAATAACTTGTTTCTGTACTCCATTCAAGTCGTAGAGAGCTGGCATCGTCTTGATGCCTTCGAGCGACGTCGCCAATTCGCAAGAGAAGATGTTCTTGCTGTGTCGCATCAAGTACTCGTTGAATTTCGGCAGGAGGGCAGCGCATAGGGCTTCGAACTCCTCGTTTGTTGTTGTCTTCTGCTCTAACATAAAACCTCCTTGTTTGTTGGTGTTAGACTTCCTTTTCCAAAACCTGCACAATCTGACCGTATGCACCTGCTACAAGCGCATCGTTGATTGTCTCCTTGATGAGAGCCATATCCTCTGCCTCCAACTCAACCTCTTCTGGATGCTCCTGTAGCTGGACGCATATTCTATACGCTCTCATCTTGTCTGCAGGTTCGAGAGGTTTCTTGCTACCAGCTGCGTAAAGGTAGAGCCCGATGGTGTCGCTCATCATCTGTGGTTCACCCTTCTCGTTCTTTAACTCTTTACCATCGTAGCCTTTCATGGCTACCTTAAAATTTCTTTTCATAATTTCTATTTTTTAAGAATTAAACATTTTACCAATCTCTTGGACACTTGTACTGCGTCCAACATCCTACCTTGGTATTTTCTTCGCCAGCGATATTAACATCTCGGTGATAAACGAAGATCATGGCATCGCCTCGGGAATCTATAACCAAATCTGTCGTGTTAGAACCTTTATTATATAGGATGAAAGAGGTGCGAATTAGACCTTTCGATGTTACTGAAGTGTTGGATCTGAGATGTACGGCACCATCATAATCATTTTTTACGAAAACAACATACCCATCATCCTCTTTGCTCATCGTAGGTAGCTGATAATAACCGCTTCCGCCCAATATCACAGAATTAGTGCCTTTTGGTATGGCGACGGGTGAGCCATATGAGCTGCCTCCAGAGGATAGTCTTGCGGTTTTAATCCTGAGACCAGTTATATATCCTCCTAGCGTCATGTCGAGTGCCACGTTGGTAACCGCTCCCTTTGCTCCGCAAACTACGGAATAATTCACATCACCGAAGAATTTTGAGCTCTCTTCGTTTGTAAACCTTGCAACAGCTCTCGCTCCTGTTGATGCAGGCAGGACATTGCCGCCAATGCCAGCAAAGACCTTGTGGGTGTCATTGCGCAGGACAATATAGGCATCATTATCAAACCCCTCATTGGTAAGACCATCACCCGATATCTTCATGCCGGCAATCTTACCGGCAATCGTCTCCATGGATCCGTCGGTATTGATTTTGAAGTACTTGTTGGCAGTAACAACACCTTCGAGAGAAATCTGGTCTGCTCTGATGCTTGCTTTAGAGATTCCGTTTGATATCATCGTCTCAATGGTAGCTGAACTGATAATCTTGCCGTCCACGTTGCTAATCTTCGTCTCCAATGCTGTCTTGTCAGCCGTGACGAGTAACCCCGACTTGCTGATGTTTTTGACGTTTCCGCTCGCATCGAGGGTAATCTTCTTGTTGAAGAGATTTGTGAAATACGTCGAGACTGATAAGCCACCGCATTCACGTAGCGTTCCATCGGAATAGAATGCTCCTGCAGCAACACTCCAGGAGTCTGACTTTTGCTTGACTAAGCTGACTGTTGTGCCATAGTCGCTCCGAATACCAGAATCTATACCATCGATGTATTTTCTGACCTCCTTGTCATTGCTGTCTATCTCACTACTGAGAGCATCCTGCGCTGCCGAGAGTTCTTTCTTAGTTGCTGCTTTCCCGACTGCGGTGCTGATGCCATCAACGGTTATTGTCAATTTCGCCAGGGCTGCACTCGTCTTGCCTGCAGTGTCTTTGACGCTAGAAACCTCCAGCTTTATGGAATCGATGCTGGTTTCAATACTTGACATTCTTTTTTCTGTGCTCGTCTGCCAACTATTGAGAATGTCGATTCGACCAGCTTGTATATTTATCCGAGAGGACAGCTCTGTTTCTAGCGCCTTGTCTTTCTCCGTGACGGACGCCATGATTTCATTCTTGGTCATACTGATTTCAGATCTGAACGATTTATCTAGCGCCTTATCTTGCTCATCAACGTACGCTCGGATGCTCTTCTTCTCTGCGTCCAGCTCTATGCCCAGCTGCGTTGTCCTGCCATTAACCTTATCGATGTTCTCCCCCAACAGCTTGATATTACTTGCTGTCTGCAATATCTGCGTGCTGACCGTCTTCTGCAGGTTGTCTATCGGTTTGTCTGTCATGGCAAGGAATGATAACAGCATATCTCCTGTATATCGAATGACGAAATCTCCTCTTCCGTTCCACTTGCCTTCCAGCTTTATAAACTGCCATTCTCCCGAATAGGCAATATTGACACTCTGTGCTGCCAGTTCGTTCTTCTTGCCCTCGACAGCGGTATTAGGCGAGAAACCGATGGTCATTGTTCCTGCTGTCTTAGCATAGACCCTTGCGCTGATGTAGAGTGTATCCTGTACCTCGGTGTAGCCGTCTGCCGTCACACCCATACCCTCATCGGTCTTGGTACCCGATGGCTTGTTGTATTCCTTGTGAGTTCCTGGCTGTCGGATAAGGGCATTGACTTGCTTCAGTCCGCAGTTGATAATTCGCAGCATGTTCCTGCCCTCGGTTGCCTCGATGAGGACACGACGGTTTCCGCTTGCCGTAACTTGTCCGTTAACCATAACGGGCATTCCTCCGCAAATCCAGATTGCGGATTCGTCAGTTTCGTCAATCTCCCAACCGTCTATGATTAGGCTATCCGAATCTTTGCCTGTTGCTGTCAGGAACGTACCGTTATGGATGTAGTTATCCTCGTTTGTCAGCTCGTAGGTTGTCTGAGCAAAACGGGTAGCAAACTGATTTTGCAGCATCTGGAATTTCGTATCGATGCTCTCGCCTGTGCGTCGAAGAACGAGGTCGCCTGTAGCATAGAGGTTCTGCAGCAATTCTCCGAATCCTGTAAGATTTCCGAATGTTCTGTGATGTATTCCCTCCAGGTTACCGAGCCTTCCCTTTAGATTGTTCTCTGGGTCGGTTTTCATACCGTATAATATATCAAGATATGGTGCTGTTGTTCCAACAGTGATAATCTGCATGATACCCTTACGGTCTGGGTCGCTTAGGTTGTCAACTCTTACAAAGGTATCTTTCTTCTTGATGAGCTTGTCTGGTGTCGCTCCTTCTATGCTGCTTGTGAAGCTGTCGAATTTTACCCAATCCAGGCGGTTTTCTCCTTCTGCTGCACTTCCGCATCCTGCCTCTGTGATTACCAGCTCGTAGTTCTTGGTCACATAGTAGTCATTGCTGCCGTTTGGCATTCCGTTGTATTGCTGCACCATTATGCAATCGTCCTTTCTGAAAGGATTGTACAGCTTTCCCCCTTGCGTATCGAAATATACCTTACCCGTCTCTGTGTCGTAGTGGTCAACCTCCATCATGCCAGTGAAGATGCGGTTATCGTTTTCTCCCAAGAGCTGGGAGATTATCATTTCGTAAACTCGGAGCGATCCTCTAACGATTAGGTTATCGAACTCTCCTGTCCACTTGTTCTCCTGCATCCCTGCTGTGTTGGTGATAGGCTTGTTGTAGATGCCCCATCCCTTTCCTCCGAGGAATCCCGAAATAAACTCCTTACTGAAGAGGTTGCCGTCAAAGGTAGAATCTCCTTTAACGTGCAATTGCTTCATGGTGGCGAGTCCCCATGCCAGCAGCTCATCTATACAGAGTTTATATTTACCCATCTCATCTATCCTGGCAATGATGAATCCCTTTTCCTCATCGGTATTCGCATTCTCGGAAGCGATAGAATGAGCGATGATATTTCCATCCGCATCAAAGCGGAAATCATTCGCAGCATCAAATACGAATTTGTCGCCCACCTTTGCCTTGGAGAAAGCCAGCAGCTCATTGATATTCAGCTTATATTTTCCGGTCTTCGGACCGGTCTGTATGATAGAAAAGCCCTTGTGCTCTGCTTCATTCGCATTCTCGGAAGCGATAGAATGAGCGATGATATTGCCATCCGCATCAAAGGAAAAATCTTCTCCTACCAGCAAACCACCAAGTAGTTTCTGCACTTTCTCCCAGGTCACGGTTCCTTGAGCTATATCATCAATATCCTTGCGGATGTACCTCTGCAAAACCTCTGCTTCTTCGTCAAGTTCTCCCGCCTTGTCAGCATACTTTGCACGATCAGCTGTATTAGCCGTATTGGCGCGCATTGCCAGATCCGCAGACTCCGCCTTCTTAGCCTTACCGGCTCTAGCAGCATAATCAGCTTCAGACACATACTCACCTCCATAGCCAGACGCTCCGGAACTATTGCCAGTTCCGGAATTCCCTTTGGGTTTAACTATGATTTTTGTTTCTATCATACGACTTTATAATATTGTTAGAATATAATTAGAATATCTCTTTAATCGTCATCTGAGCAGTACCGCTGGTAAGATTATAACTGATGCCTTGCACATGAAAGGTCTTGCCGATTGCAGGATGCCGATACAAATCGAATGGAGAAACATTACCGTGCTCATCCATCAGATTCTGTTCCATGACAACTCTTGGCTCATGCCATTCCTGCCAGTAGTCATTGACATAATGCTGCTCCGGCTTTGCCAATTCGCCATTGCTAGTATTGTAAACACCTAGCAAACTCAGTTCTGTGTCAACATTCAGCGGCGCAGAAAGACTAATGCCATTCTTTACACCGAGCGCTTTGCATTCCTCAGATGTCAGAGCTGTAGTGATTTTCATCTCAAGATCATCTTTGACATTCACGAAATCTTCTTTCGTGTCACTCAGATATACCAGGTCGTTCTCAGCACCATCACTGCCAACCTTACCATGATCGCTTACAACCTTCACCTCGAACTCTTCCAACAGAATATCACTCACATGGGAAAGAATCGGTTTCGTATTGCTCGACCACTTGGTATGTCGGAAGGCGGTAGGATGTCGTCGGATGATTTCTTCCCACACGCTGTTGACTGGCCCGAGGATGATAAACTTCACAGCACCATGCACCTTGTCGCTCATGCGGACCGGAATGGCAGTTCCATCTGCATCCACATTATCAGTATAGCTCAGATTATTCTGTATGGAAAACTCTGTACCGATGATTTTGTCCCCAATCTTAGGGTCGAATCCCACCGAGAAACTCTGCTGGTAATATTCATCATCAGATGAGCATTCCTCTCTGGCCTTATATTTCATCCAAACATAATCCGATAGCTGGCCATTACCCGTTCCCGCCACCTTATCGCTTCCGAGGAACTGCCCAGGGCGTTTTTCAACTACGCATTTATCACCTACTATCAGCATACACTGAATTACGCCGACCTTCGACAACTTATCGGTGCTGTCCCCGAATGCACTGTACTTAAACTCAAACTCCTGCGGGCCTTCACCAGTAAACGGCATAAATCCGCCATCACTCTTCTTGTCCATAATATCATCTGATACCACCTCGCTTCTCCAGTTCTCCGTTTTCCAATATCTGCGTGTATAATAGCGACCATCTCCGTTATTGCGGCTTGGCACAGTCTGATGCCAGACGTAGATACCATCCTGCCCACTGAATGGTAAACTCAACCAGGTTTTATTTCTCAGATCATGATAATTAGCCGTCATCCTCATCAGAGGATTCATTACCATTTTCCCGGAGATTACGATATAATTAGTCGTATTTTCATCGCTAGGCGAGAATACACCACCAACTTCATTGCCTACATATTCTGCGCATGGTATCGCTTTCAGAAGGTCCGAGTCATTGGGATAGAATTCACTTTCCTCATCCTTGCCATTGCCGTTTACGCTGATTACCAGGTAATCGGTCATGGATATTTTCGATACGAGCGAATTGTCCTGTCCGCCGTTTGTCTTCTTGACGCTTCCTACAGACACCAGCATCGAGGCACCCGGCACGGTTCCCAGATAGTTCACGGCATCCTGCTGATTGACTCCCTGGCATAAATCCTTCACGAGATCTTTTTTCTTGGCACCATAAAAGCGCCAGTCCTGACACTTTCTTACCTGTACATACCAGTCAACCACCGAACCGCCATCGTAGCCAGTACTGCCATTCGCCACCAGTTCTGCAAATCCATGATAAGCTCTTTTACCCTCTCCATCGGAAGCGTACTCTGTCATATACTTCTGCATGCCGAGGAAAGCATTACGCAACGCATTGCTATCGAGAGGGCTCTTGACGATATTCTGCATCTCCTTCACATCAGCCGTCAACTTGAGCTGATTATACGTCTCCGCAACACTGATCTGCGTATCACAGTCTGCTACGATAGACGTAGTAATATCTACCGTCCGAGGAACAATCGTTAAATCACCGTTCCCATTGAGGTTATGCCAGGAGTGAGATTTTCCACTCCTGATTGTCTCCCAGGAGAACAGATAGAGATTCATGCCAGCCTGCCTTATATGAAGATTGAGATATCTCAGAATTTCAGTCAACACATCCTCCTGAGTCCAGACATCATCATCCTCATCACCCAGAAAGAGAAGTTCCGAGATACTGATATCCTGTAGTACGGAATATTGCTTATCCTTCTCTGCGGTCACATATTTGCTGCCATCATAGTATAATGGCTTATCATGACCGCCGAGAATATCAATACCATCCATCACACCATTCAGTATATTCGTCACGATGTCATGGAAGGTACGCTGCTGCGCCTCTGCCTTTACCTTATTATATAGTACTAAAGGCGAACCGACATTCTTATATTTTGAATACTGAAGGGCTGAGAGTGCATCCACACAAGTCAGTTCTACTTCATCCTCACACTCATTATATCCCTGCGAGAAAGTCTGAGGCTCGATATATCCGGCAAAGAGACATTCTGTTCCCCGGTAGATATTCACTACAGCATCCCTACAGGATCCCGAGAAGAATTCCTTCACATAGTTCTCGCAGAGCAAGCGGATAGAAGCCTGCGAGCAGAGAATATGATCGAACGTATCATTCACCTGCGAGGTGATTTCCACTGGGTCATCAGAGAAGGTGACTCCGCTACCATCGCCACCTATCTCCACTTCCTCGGATCGATCACCTCGAATCAGGATATAGACGGAGATTTTCTCTTCTTTCCTGTTATAATAATAACCGTGTATATACATAGCCTACTAATGCTTTTATAATGATGTTATAATACTATTATCTGATACGGATATTACTCCGCTTGCGATTGCTTCTGGTTTCATTCGCTACAGAGCCGACGATATCTCTTCCCCGCAGGCGTAGGTTGATATCTATTGGCGCCTGGTTGTTCTCGACAAGGATACCCTGCAAGCGACTTGTAGAAGCCTTCACTCCTGGAGTAAAACCATCAGAGATTCCGGAACCAACCTGTGCAGCAGCTCCGTAGAGGGATGCGCCATTGGCGATTGCGAAGAGTCTAGCCTGCTGCGCTGCATTCAGAATCATCTCTCCTGAATTTACACGTACCAGGATGTTATCACCACTTCTCTGATTGCCTCCCACAATGCCACCTGTAGCAAACTTGCTTATCATGCCGATGATGCTAGTCAGTTGAGCTGCGCCTGTAATGCCGAAGGCAAGCCAGTCTATCCAGGTCTTGGTAGAGGTCATTGCCTGCGCAAAGGAAAGAACGATCTGTCCTACCGCAGCCATCATCATACCAGCCTTGGCAGCTGCACTATCAGAGCCGAGTTGCTGCATAGCGCTTCCAAGCGCTGCGCAACTTTCTCCGGCCACAGCAAGTCCTTTGGCTGTAGAATTTGAGATTCCATTGATGGTGTGCAGCTGCTGCTGGACACTCTGAAAACTCGAGAGATTGATATTACCGAGGGATTGCAGTTTCTCCAGATCTTCAAGACCTTCGACTTTAATTTCAATAGGATTTAGCCTCAGGCGATCGATCTGTTCATCAATATCCGACAATATATCTTTAGCCTTTTTCTTGATCTCTATATCAGGAACGCTTTCGATACCTAATCTTACCTTCAGCATTCCTAACTCTCGCTGCTTTCCTTCCAGAATCTGCTGGAGGCCCTTGACGGCAGCTTCATCAGCCGAAGCATTGATTTTCTTTTGCAAATCCCTTATTTCTTCCTCATAGAAATCAATACTGCCTTTTAGAGCTTTCTCCTTCACATCCGGCTTTGTATCAGTTACCGCACCGTCTTTTGTTGTATTACCAGTTGATAATGACGGCGGAGCCGAACTATACCCCGCAGTATGCTTGAACTTTATTTTCTGCCCATCCCTAACGATGGACTCCATTTGCTTTTTCACATTCTGCTGCTGGCGGTAAAGCGAAGTCATCTTCCTGTTAACCTTATCAAGCTGACTGGTACCCTCAATCTCGACTTCTTGCTTAACAGGAATAATCTTACCGTCGCCAGCATCTATCTGGCCTACGGTCTTTGTTTCTGTTTTATTTTTCTTGCTATATTTCTTTAGCTTCCCGTTTTCATCATATTTAATATCGTGCTGCTGCTTGATCAGGTCTGCTGCCTGGTTAGCAAGTTCCCTCAATCTAATCTCATTGATCATCTGGTTACAGTACGCCTCAGAATTTGCGGTAAGAGCCTGATACCATTGTGATACGGTCGAATAATAGCCCATGGCCTCCCCATACTTGCTATTCATCTGCTGCACCAGAGTCTTCTCCTGTTCCTTGCTACCCTTGAAATCTTTGAGCTTGGCGATATTCAGCGACATTTCACTACGTACGGATGATATCTGCTGAGCAGTTTGCTCGTGCGCCTGCTTAGCCTTCTCTTCCGCTTGCGATAGGTCATTCACACTACTTGCTGCCTGGTCATTGCTAGCAGACAGATGATTAATCACTTCTGTAAGAGCAGCAATAGCTATTCCAACACCAGCTGTTATATATAAGCTTCTAATTGCTAGTCTTAAGGTTTCAGCGCTTACGGCTGCACCTGTAAAAGCAGCAGACGCCACCTTACAGATAGGACTAAACATAGCTACAATCGCAGAAGTAACCTTGGACGTAACTCCAAGATTAGTAATAGTTCTAGTCAGAGTCCAAGCTGCATTGGTAGTAATAATCAGCTGAGACGCAAAATTTGCGTACGGCAGAGTATTACCAATACTTTCCTGTATAACATCGGTGAATTCACCAAGCTTATTGTTCAGAAGTTGAATCTCAGCGCTTCCTGTACTACCCATGATGTCGAAGGCTTTACTAACAGTTCCTGCGCTATTTTGCATTTCAGCAGCATTACTCCTGAATTTATCTGCCAGATTACCTACCAAAGGAGTAATAGCACGAAGGCTTTCTGCACTACCGAAAAGTTTGCCGTAGATTTCCTGTTCCAACATACCGCTCGATGCAGAGAATCGCTTTATATCTGTGCTAAGAGACTCAAGGAATTGTTGCATTCCACCAGCCGCCTTAATAGCCGCTGCATCAAACTGAATACCCATTTGCTGGGCCATTTCGGTAGCTTCGCTCGAAGGTTTTATAAGAGCCGTAAAAATAGCTGCAAGCTGAGTACTAACCTCTGCGGTATTTCCACTTACGCCGGTAAGTGTAGCAAATGAAGCCATCAGCTCATCTATCGACACTCCTAACGTCGAAGCTTGAGCCGTAACACGCGGCAAGGCTTGCGCCATCTGTTCGAACGAGGTAACACCGTTCTTTGCGGTTAACTGTATCTTGTCCTGTATCTCTCCAGCATTACTCCATTCCAGTCCGTAATTCTTGATAATGGTAGAAGTAACCTTTACCACTTCTCCTAGATTGGCAATACCTCCCACCGAGGATTTTGCCGAAGAACGAAGATAATCAATCCAGTTGTCTTCCGGAACTCCATTCGAGATAACCTGATAAAGACCGCCTGCAAGTTCATCACGCGCAATCGGTATTTCATCGGCAAGTTCTGCTACCTGTTGCTTCATTGCCGCAAATTCCTTTCCGCTCTTACCAGCCATGGTATTAGTCGCAGCCATTGCCGCTCCAAAAGTCCGGCTTTCCGCTGTAACCTGATTAAGGTCACCCACCATCTGCTGGAAGGCATCAGTAACATTTCTCCACGCCTCCGTAATCTGATTGGTATTAATAAGCTTACCCTTCAAATCTTCTGTGGCTTCATTGACACTATTCACCACGTGTCTCAGGTTATCTACAGCAGTTGTGGCAACAACCACTCTATCTTTACCGTCTATATTGAGCCGAATGTTAAATTTTACCTCATTAGCCATTTTTGCGATATTTAATTTGGATTATTGCGTCTTTTTTATTATATTTGCAGCGTGTTTAAAATAAAACGAAAATTATGAAATACGAAGTAAAACCCAACACAACAAGAACCGCTATTGGTTTGATTTCCGTACTGAGCTTTCTGTTCGGTATGTATTTTTGCGACTTAGCCATGAGACATGGTTCGCCTTCATGGTTAGCAGAAGCCATGGTTTGGTGTCTCGCTGTCTTTTTCGTATCTCTTCTACTTTGGGGATTCATGACAATAAAAGACGACAATATCTAAGCTAATGTAATCCAGCCCTCTTTGCTGCTATCTTGTATCTTTTCATGATTACCTCACGACTGAGTTCCTCTTTCGCTTCTGGAATCTCAGTCTGCACTTCCTTATCCCAGGCAAACTGCATAATATCTCTAGCTTTGAGCTTATCCTTCGAGTAGGGTTGCAGGATGCACAGGCATTGCATTCTTACCCGTTCCCACTTGCCACGTTCCGCAGCATCTACAGCATCATGCCAAGCTTCATACGCTGCATAGTATTCAGATGGGGTGCATCGACAAAAGTCATCCATACTCATCCCCATACACCCCATAGCTATACCCAGAAGATGTTCCACATCCACCGGATCACCATTGTCCGATTCAGAATCTACTGTTCCTTCTCGCTTTTTTTTTCATTCGCTTCTGCTATCGTGGAATTCCACTTAGCTATATCTGCCGGAGATACCAAGTCGCAGAACATCGGGAAGTCAATGGGGAATTCAATGTTATCAGCTCGGCTGGCACTCGACACACAGCACCACATGAGCATCAACAGTTCTTCCATATCCTTCCAGTCCATCTGGCTGACATCCTTGCCGACAGTACGTTTAAACTGGAGCATCGCTCCCATAGTGAGGCGACAAGGAAATTCCTTGTCACCAACCTTAATCATAACCTTATTCATCCGTTTCAGATTCTAAAGACGTTTCACTTACGGCCAAAACCGAGGATTTGTCATTCCCGGCATCATCGGTATTCAGTCATTCGGTTGCTGTCCCCTGCAAGCCTGTGCCGATTTTTTCAACCTTACCACAATTCTCAAGCTGTACACTGTACTTCGCATCCTCACCAGCCTGCGCATCGAGATCGAGCGAGGTAATGATGTATTTACCCTTGTACTGTCCGGCTGTCTTGCCTTCACGGCCATCACCTTCTCGAACAGAATAGGTTCCCTCGACAGGAGTTCCTGCCAGCTGGAGATCCTTCAGCTGATCATAGGTAGGCATTTCTGCATTACTACCCGTCAGCACGACACCATCAGCGCTGATACTCTCAGAGAAGCTCTTTACATACTTCTCCTTCCACTTGCCTGCGGAAGCTTCCTTTGTTACACGCTCGCCAGTCTCCGTACTGGTTGTAATCTTACACCCGGTACTGTAACCCAATGCCTTACCCCCAACTGAAAGAATAAGATCTGTTCCGTCTAATACGTTACCCATATTTTTTTTCTGATTAAATACATTAAAAACAAGCAGGTCATAATACCTGCGATAATAAAAAACAAATCCAGGCAAACGCCGTTAGGAGGCTTTTTCTGCTCCGTTCTATTATTATTGCTGTACGACATTTCCATCTGCCTGCTAAGCAGACTTACCTGGTTTCGTAAGGAGTCTCGCTCACTCTCATACCGAAGGCACAGCTGCTGCAAGCTGTCACACGATGCCTCTACGATGATCGTTGGCATTTCACCACCGTCATTCGGCTTTACGTACGCCTTCACGTTAGCACGGCCATGCTTGCCGTTATAGCTTGCGCCCTGCGGCAGAGAGAGAAGATTATTCATCGGAATGCTCAACCGAACCGTGTCGCTCGCTATCGGCTGGGACCACATCGCCATTGTCTTCACCTGGCTTACCATCTGACTCAGACTTTGGCTTGCACTGTCGGCGCTTTGTACGCTTTGCACCAGGTTCTGTTCCTTCCTGGTCGTCTTCGTCGTGGCGCAGCTCACCACTGACAGGGCAGCTAGCGCGATGAGGACAAAGCTGAATAGCCTCAATAGCCCGCGTGAGCCTATTAAGTGCATAGCGGGTGCGGGCGTTCTCCTTGTTGAGTTCCTCGATAGCCTTTGCATTATCTTCTGCTGCATCATTCAGTTCTTTTTGTTTTGCCAGGAGTTCCTTGCTCACGTCGCCATACATCTCCTTGAAGGTGTCATGTATGCGCTTCGCCTGCTCGGCCTCCTTCACTTTTCGATTGGCTATCCAGGCGATGGCAGTACCAATGCCGCCCGGTAGGATAGCCCACTGCAGTATGTTTAGTATGATGTCTGTCATCGCCTTTCAAACCTTTCTTAACCTAATAAACTATCAACTATTACTGAAAAAATCTACGCTTGCCTGATACCTAACGAGCGAAGCCATTCCTGGACATCAAAAGACGGGCAGGCTTTCTTTGAATTCAACTCGTTATGTCCAACAATACGGATCTGAGGGAAGCGGCTATGGAAGTTTCTCACATAATCGGCAAGAGCCTTCTTTTGCTCTAGGGTGCGAGTATCTAGCGGCTTACCGTCGTGCTTACTCACACCTCCTGCATAGACAACATGCCGGCTCACGGCATTATAGCCAGCAGCACCATTGGTAATCTCCCATGGATCCACCTCAGCATCCTCGTTATTATCTACCAGGCGTTCTATGCTGCCATCCAGATGCACAAGATCAGTATAGCCCACCTGCTTCCATCCTCTGCCGCCCTTGGCTGGAGGGTCGCAGTGCCAGTGCCGGATGTCGGCGGCTGTCACCTCCCGACCTTCCGGCGTGGCAGTGCAGTGGATTACCAGATATTTCATTTTTGCCATCGGTTAACCTGCGTTATAGCCTGAACGGATTACGCCGCCAGCGTCTTCCTTCATAGGCAGACAGATGAAATAATGACGGTATGAGATGAGATTGCGCTGCTGCTGTGGATCGTTCTCCGCGGCGCTATAATACATCTTGGTGCTACCTGTAGCCTTGAACACACGAGGCACGTAGAATGCGAATGAGCATTGGAACTCGCCAGCCTTAGGCACTGCACCCAGCGCATTTTTCTTGCCTGTGGTGCTATAGGTAGGGTTGGCGCCGAACTCGTAGATATCGAAACCGTACAGCTTACCGACCTTGCCGTCATTGCGGTCAACGTTGTACTGCTCCTTGAAAGTCTGCTCCGTCTCGAGCAGGTCGTTCACGTGATCAGTACAGAGCACAAGTCGGCGGTTGGTTGGAGGAACACCCAGTTCATCAAGCTTTCGCTTCAGGTTCACCAGATCGTTCATACAGAGCTTAACTCGCTTGGTCACAGGATCCACGGCGCCAGACGTTACCAATACAGGAGTCTTGGCGGTGTTCTCATTGGCACAGAGCGCATGGGCAGCCTTGGCATACTTGGTGTCATTGATTGCGTTGGCGCAACTCTCCTTGACACGAGCCATCTTGGGGTAACTCAGGGCATACAATTCGTCGTCGGTAACAGGAACAACCTTTGTCTGGAATTTATCGAGAGAGAAGGTCTTGTCTCCATCCTTGAGTTCCTGGACTTCGATAGGATATGTCTTGTTATTAACCAGCACCTGAGGGTCCCCCACCGACATCCACCATATGAATTACATCATTATCCACGACAGAACTCTGGTCTGGCACGCCTACAAGCCAAGAAGCATCCAGGTAGGCACGCAGAGTCCTGATAAGCTCTCCAGTCCATACTTCTTTAAGAACGCCTGCGTAAGCAGAACCCTTTGGCATAAACGTTCCTGCTGCGATAGCAACAAGGGAGGCAACAACTGCACCCCAGAATGGATTATATCCCAACAAGAGTGCAATGAGAGCACCCATAATTGCATTGAACAACAATGCGGAAAACACTTTAATCAACTTATTCATAATTTTAAAATATTTTTATGTTACCTTGAAATTAAGCTGGTTCGAATCCGTACTCAGCCTTGTAGAGGCGAACGAACTCATCAGGATGATTGTCGTGCAGATCCATCATTTTGCCGGATGGAACGGCACTCAGCTTCTCGTACTTGGAGAAGTCTGTTTCCTCCGCCACGATTTGACCAGTATCGGTACGGTGCAACTGTGCGGAGAGCTTACCCTGTGGCTGCATAGCCGACAAGGTCAACTTCAATGTGTCAATACCTACCTTTTTGCCAAGCTCGACAAAATGGTTCTTCATACCGGCATCGATACGCTTCTCGCTTACGGCCTGATCCACGGCGGCTGTAATACCGGCAAGAGCAAGCGCCTCCTGCGCCGCCTTCAACTCGTCAACCTGCTTCTGGAGTGCTGCTGCACCCTCGGCCTTCAACTTCAACTCACTAACCTTCTGCAAGACGGTAGCTTCGTCAGCTGTTTCGCTAAGCCCCAGCTGAAGGGCTAAAGTTTTCAATTCCATTTCTACTTCTTTTTTAAGAGGATTAATATTACTATTTAACAAAGGCAGGAAAGCACTTCCGTTCTCTTCGCCTTTCATCAACGGCAACTGTTCTCCATCCGGAGAGTATAACACGATGGCGTTATCATTGCCACCGATATCAACGGCACTCACCTCGAAGAGGCGGCTCTTGGTAATTGTCTGCGCAGTCTGTCCTTCCAGCACAAGACTCTTATCATCGGAAGTCTCCAAAATCTGCAAGTTGGCGCTTACCATGCGCATCGACCCGAACTCATACTGTTTCTTCAGTCGCTGGCTCAGCTCAGTGGCTCCGTCAAACTCGATTTCTCCAGTCAGCTCTCCGTTTTCCACCTTCAGGTTCTTCACCAGCCCGACTACACCTTGACTGCGGTCATGCATATACAGTAATACAGGATTGCGCTCGTACTGTGTCAGGTCAATACCTGATGTAATGATGCGCGTACCATAGCAGTTCACGCTCTCATCGCTAATTCTAACTTTCTTTCCCATTTGCGATTCGTTTTTGAATTTCGACTGCAATATTACGAACTTTCCACGAACCCTCCAAAAAACGCTGCAATCGCTTCATAAAGGTATGCAATCATTTCATACTTTTTTGGCAGACTCCCTAAAAAATGCCAATTTTGCAGTGGGTTTCAACATAGCCCGCCATTTTATTCACATTAAAACACTGTTATAACATGACAAAAGCAGAATTAGAAAAGAAGAAAAAGCTCGCCAGAACATTATATATGGCAGGCAAGGATCAGAACGAGATAGCAGACCAGATAGACATCTCCCGTCAGACTCTCTCTAAATGGGCCAACCAGGAAGGATGGAAGGAGCAGCGGGCTGCCACAAGCGTGACCCGCCCGGAGCTGGTAAACAAGCTGCTACATAGCATCGACACCCTCATTACCGATGTCAATGCTTCCGGTGACGCTGCGAAGATTGCCGGACTGGGTGACAAGCTTGCTAAAATGTCAGCCGTTATAGAGAAGCTTGACAAGAAGGCTAACGTAGTAGATGCCATCGAGGTATTTATGGCATTCAGCAAATGGATGCAGTTCCGGGCACAGAACGACCCGAATATCACACCGGAACTCCTCAAGACATTTAATTATTACCAGGATCTCTTCATCTCCGACAAGATGCAGAACGGTTTTTCCTGCGATCTTTAATACATATACATAATGGCAACACTAGCAGAAAAGAAAAAGGCCATAGAGGAATGGAAGGAGCACTGCAAGCAGATTGCGGCGCTCACAGATACATCACTCATGGCTCCAGAAGGCAAGAGCGAGAAGGAAGCTCGCATTCACAGGCTACAGCAGAACTATGCTGCTTTCTGCGAGTATTACTTTCCTCACTTCCTGCAACTCAAGGACAAGACTACCGGAAAGGTGATCCGTACCATCCACAATGCGCCATTCCACAACCAGGCGGCAAGCAAGGTCAAGCGCACCGCTAACCTGAAGGCTGTATTCATGTGGCCGCGCGGTCATGCCAAGAGTACCCACATGGATGTATTCACCCCCTTGTGGCTCATGTTCCAGCCGCTACGCCTGATAAACTTCATGGTGGTAGTCGGCAAGAGTGAGGATGCCGCCTGCCGCCTTCTGGGTGATATCCAGGCAGAACTGGAGTACAACGACCGCCTCAAGCGTGACTTCGGAGAACAGAAGCCTGCCGGAGGAGACTGGACCGACGGAGAATTCAAGGCGAACTGCGGCGTCAAGTTCCTGGCATGCGGTCGTGGTCAGAGCCCCCGAGGTCTCCGTGATAGGGAAGCCCGCCCTGATTACATCGTCATCGATGACCTTGATGATGATGAACTCTGCAAGAACGAGAAGCGTGTACGTGAACTTACATCTTGGGTAAAGTCTGCCCTCTTCGGTTCTCTTGATGTAGGTCGTGGCCGTTTCATTATGGTCGGCAACTTAATTTCCAAGAACTCCGTACTCTACAACATCGCCAATACCAAAGGTGTTTTCTTGAGTAAGGTGTATGCCGTAGATAAGAACGGTGATCCGGTATGGAAGGAGAAATGGACACGGGAGGAGGTGGATGCCTATCGGGAATTCGTCGGTTACAGGGATTGGAATAAGGAGATGATGCACAACCCCATCATCGACGGTTCTATCTTCCGTCACGAATGGATCAAATACAAGCGCATGCCTAAGCTTACCAGGTATGACGCCCTAGTCTGCTACACGGACCCATCCTGGAAATCCACGACTGCCAACGACTATAAGGCGTGCAGGCTCTGGGGTAAGCTGGGCAGCGAGCTTCATCTCATAGACTGTTTCGTGCGTCAGGCTACCACCGGAGAGATGGTAAGATGGCAATACAACCTCTATGAAAGAGCCATGGAGCAGGGAGCCAGTATCCAGTTCTATATGGAGTCGAATCTGATGCAGGATACGGCTCTTGATGAATTCTACGAGGAAGGAGAACTTCGGGGCTATCAGCTTCCGATATCTGCTGATAACCGGAAAAAGCCCGATAAGCTACAGCGTATCGAGAGTGTCGCCCCTTTATGGGAACGAGGCCTGGTGTTCTACAACGAGAACCTTAAAGACTCTGAGGATATGCAGGTGGGAATTGAACAGACGCTAGCCCTGGAACACGGAAGCAGAGCACACGATGATGCTCCGGATGCTGACGAGGGAGCCATCTTCATCCTACAGCGTCAAGGCCGCATCGATGCTTTCGAGCCGCGCATAGGCAAGCGGAGACCTCCGAAAAATGGTTGGTAATTAAAAAGTAGTTTATATGTTTATTACTCAAGAAGATTTTAAGGTGGTGGCTTCTGAAGCCGCACTCAAGGTCATCACCCAGGCAGACGACGTTAACGCCGACAATGCCATTCAGGAAGCGATGGAAGAGATAGCTGGCTATCTCCGTCCTAAATATGACTGCGGCAAGATATTCTCTGCAGAAGGAAACGACCGCAACCGACAGATAGTAATGTACGCGGCGGATATCGCTCTCTATAATATGATTGCAGCCCAACCGCAGAGATTGGGCAGTGATGTGCGCAAGGAGCGCTACGAGCGTGCTATCAAATGGCTCGAAGGTGTAGCTGCTGGAAAAATAGTTCCGGACCTGCCTGTAGCCACAGACGAGGCTACAGGTGAGGCTAACACTAATGGCGTTAAGTGGGGAAACGGACCAAACCGTCATTCCTGGTAATCCGCATTCAAGTTTAATATTCTAAAAAATCAAGCAAGATGAATCTATTTGACAAGACATTACAGGGCATCTACGACATCCGGCGCGCCATCAAGGGTGAACCACAACTGCTGCATACCAAGTTCGGCGACATCATCCTTGCCGACAAGGCAATCCGAAGAAATGCCCAACATATCATATCCAAGCTTCAGCGCACTACCGAAGCTCTTACCAAGAGTGATATCCAGAAATGGCGCAAGGCTTGGCAGCAGGCTATCAGCGTAGAAAGTCCTAACAGACAGATGCTCTATGACATCTACAGAGATACCGCTACGGATGCCCACATTACCGGATGTATTGGTCAGCGCACAGGATTCGTCCTTTCCAAGTCTTTCAATATCGAAGATAAAAGCGGCAAGCCTTGTGATGAGCTCAAGCATTATTTCGACCAGGAATGGTTCTATGAACTCTGCCGCCTCATTCTTGATTCTATCTATTACGGGCATTCCCTGATAGAACTGGGAGATATCAGGAAGGATGGAGACGGATGCCCTTGCTACTCGGAAGTAAAGCTTATCGACCGCAAATTCGTGATTCCGGAACATCATCGTGTAGTCACAGACCTCGGACAGGATTGGACTACGGGAATAGACTACAGGGAGCCGGAATGGTACAACAACCTTATCGAGGCAGGAAAACCTGATGATCTCGGACTCTACCTCAAGGCTGCACTCCACGCCATCCCGAAAAAGAACGTTCTCGCAGCATGGGATGTCTTCAGCGAGGTTTTCGGAATGCCTATGCGAGTAGCCAAGACTGCTTCCAGAGATAAGGCAGACCAGCAGCGCATCGAAGAAATGCTCAAGGGTATGGATATCGCTCCATGGGCATTATTCCCCGAAGGAACGGATATCCAAATCATCGAAAGCACCAAGAGTGATGCGTTCAACGTCTATGACAAGCGCGTGGATCGTTCCAACAGCGAAATCTCCAAGCTTATCATCGGGCAGACCATGACTATCGAGGATGGCAGTTCCTTATCCCAGAGCCAGACTCACCTCAAAGTGTTTGAAAACCTGGTCGAGAGCGATGCGAAGATGCTGGCAAGCATTATCAATAATCAGCTCATACCCCGTATGATCCGCCACGGATATCCGCTTCAAGGCTACCACTTCTCGTGGGACAAAAGCGTAGATTATACACCGGAACAGCAGATGGAATACGAGAAAATGATCTCCGACCGTTACGAAGTAGATCCTAAGTATTTCGCAGACAAATACAACATGCCGGTAGGCGAACGCATACAGCAGCCTGGGCTGCAACTCTCCAGACCTTTTTTCGACTAAGCCCCGATGACTACAAGGGGCTGCACAGCCGATACGAATCCATCATTGGCAAAATGAATATCCAACTCACATCAGCCGACGAGAAAAAACTGAGATACCAGGAAATATCCTCCAGTTTCGACAAGCTGATGAAAGCGCTCTTCCGTCAACACGGCGCACACCTGGATATCAATATTCTGTCAAGCAACGAGGCCATGGATTTTATTCAGGAACACACCGATATCCTGGATTCCAGTTTCGAGAAGGTGGAAATGACCGAAAAGATGCGAGAGCGATTAACCCGCTCCAACTATATCTTCTCCGGCATGAAAACCTTCCACGAGCTTAACGAGGCATTCCCTAGCTTGCTTGATGAGAATGGAGATAGAAAGCCGTTCGAACGTTTTTTGAATGATGTACGGAAGATTAACGAGACCTACAACAGGAACTACCTTCGGGCAGAATACGGTTTCGTACAGTCTTCTGCTACCATGGCCGCCAAATGGGAACGCTTTGCCGAGGATGGTGACGAATACTATCTCCAGTACAGAACTGCCCATGATGACAAGGTGCGACCGGAGCATGCTGCTCTCGACAGAGTAACACTACCGATGAGTGACCCTTTCTGGGAGAGCTACTACCCTCCAAATGGATGGAACTGCCGCTGTACGGTGGTCCAGGTTCTCAAATGGAAGTATGATGCCACGCCTCATGGTGAAGCGATGGACAGAGGAAAAGAAGCCTTAGACGGAGAGCGCTTTAATATTTTCCGGTTCAATAGCGGAAAGCAGGGCAAGGCGGTTCCTGACTACAATCCTTACACCATCAAGAAGTGTAATAGCTGCGATGTAGCGAAAGGTAAGAACGTCAATCTGGCACTTCCGGACAATCAGTTGTGCGAAGCATGCAGAAGGCTGCACAAATGCGCTATGAACACTGAGGCATCACGGCTCTGTACCGAGAAGAAAGGTTATATAAAAGAATCCACCAACTTCACAAAGTCTTCCAATTCCTTACAAACAGGAAAGTATTTTCAGACCAGAGACTCTCTAGAACTTGGTCTCAAGCATGCCCGTACGATAGAAGAAATCAACGCCTTCAAGTGGATAGCTAGCCATCTGGCCCAACTCTCTTTCATACGTTTCAGCCCACTGGGAGAAGTAAAGGATATGACATCCGAAAAAGACATCAAGAATGTAGAGAAGAAGAGAAAAAGAGGCGCCACTGGTTACAATGAGTACGAGATACATATTGACGGCGAAGTCTGGAAGCTGAAAACAGAAATAAGGAAAAATAGTAGGGAAACACTCTACATAGCATTCAAAAAGAAATAACCCCAGCGTTTCCTGCGGTCCTTCACATGGGCCATTAGGAAACACCAGGGTTATCCGGATGCAAAGATACAACAAATATTTTAAACAAGCAAGAAAATGAGAAAAAAAATCAAAATGGCGAGTGTCATCACGACACCCGCCATTTTCTTTTAAATATGAAAAAACATTTCTAATATTAGATCGCTCGTCTTCGCATATAAGCGCCTAAAAACATAATAAAAAAATAAATTAACAACATAATTCCCTATAACTTACAGAACCTAATATAATAGTATATATGAATTGAAAGAAATTTATCTCGCCGTGCTCCAGGACTTGAGATACTTTACCCTGAAAACATCAATGTTCTCGTACAACTCTTCATGGCTCCCATTGGATAGAGTCTGCCTAGGATAATACCCATCAAACGATTTGCTTCTAATACCTTCCAGCGCCTGCCAGATTTTGTCAGTCAACTGCCAAGCCTCTATAGGCGCATTTTCGCTCCAGTCTATCACCGTATGCAGTTTGATATCCCCATTACCTCGGAGAGCGCCCTGTATCGTTGTCCAGTCTATCACTCCCAACTCTATGAATACTGCCGGGCGCTGCCACGGCTCGTCCTGATCTGCATAAACTACGTTCTCGTTCCACAAATCCACATGTTTCACCTCGGGAATATTTTTCAGCTGCTCCACGAGTGCAGCGTATAATTCTTGTCTTGGATCCATATCTTGTTTATTTAAATTTGAAGTCGTTCTCAAAATAAGAAGTAAGGTTGTCTTCTATGATGCGCCTCACGTCTTCCTCCACCTCGGGGCTCATGCCCAGGAATTGACGTTTAGGAATCTTGATAACCTTTCCTTCCTTCATCAGAGCCATCGCTTTCCAGAACTCTGCTTCAGTTCCAAGCTGTCGGTTCTTCTTATTGTTACGAAGCTCGCCGTTTTTCTTTCTGCCAAAACCGCCTTGTGCTTCATTATATTTAGCCCAGAAGTATCTTTTCATCCTGGCAGTAACCTTTATTTCTCCTCCTTCATTATGGATGGCAGCATAAGGAAGATCGCTATAGAAAGTAATGCTGCTTTCATCGCTTCTACTGCTGACGCTTTTCCTCAGCGCTCCAGTATCAACGAGAATATGGCCACCGGGGCGAAGCGGGCTTCTTCTTCTCGCCCAGGCTTTGGTAAAGAAAGCCTGCCTCTCAAAGTTCTGGTCAAACTCGTCACCGATGCCGATTCTAATATCCTTCAGAATGCGGCCTATTACCGTCCTCAGTTCTTTCTCTGTTGCCATAACCGTCATTATCTATGAAATTCAGGAACAGCTCCTCTTGCTGAGAAATCTCGTTGCGAGGATCGGCGCTCGCATTCAGAATATTGTAGAACTGGCGCTCTGAGATAGCATACACCGGGTACACGTAACGCCGCCAGATTTCCCTATTAGGGACTCCCAGCTTGGCGTAGCGATCAAAGATACGGTTAATCTCCGTCACCCGCTTCTGATAACTCAATCCGCGGTTGTTTCTACATTTTCCATTCCTCATCGAGGGCTGTTCCTTTCTTTCAATTTAAAAACATTATAACAATAAATAATCTAACTTTAGATGCGGCAGAAGCTTGGCTCTATGCGGCACCAGACTCCCGTCTCCTTGTTGCGTTTCCAGAAGTAATAGTTGGTTGCATTCTTCTGCACTACATTACTCTCCTGGAAGAGCTTCATGATTTCCGAGTACTCCGGATCATTGAACTTATCCTCCAGCTCGTAGAGCTTGGAGATGCTCTTGTAATCGAGATCTCCTGCCTGGTTGCGCTCCAGCAGCGTCATTGCCAGCTGATACATCGGATCATCGGTTCCCTTCTCGCTCTTCTTCATGTAGTCCTTCAGAAAAGCCACCAGTCGCTCCGCTGCAAGGTCGGCACGCTCATCAAATCCCTTCACGCTGTTGCAGCTGATCTGCAAGCGAAAATCATCACTAGTGATTGTGTAATTCTTCTGCTCATCGGTTTTCACCTGACCATACTCTCGCATCAGCTTGATAAAGGCGGAAGACTCATCTCTTAGCCATACCTTAAAGCCCTTGACGTCTGCGGTAACGTTAACGAGCATACCTTCAACCTTGTGCATAAACTCGCCTCGCAAACCCTCGTAAGCATCACGCTTGTTGATGCGTTCGTTCTTTGCCTCGGCATTCAACTGGGCCAGAAGAGATGCCTTCTGTTCTTCTGATAGCTGACTGATGTCAACTGGGGAGCTGCCCTGCTTTGTAGCCGCCTGCTCCTGTTTGTTCTTTTCCTGTTCCATTTTCAATAAACATTAATTTTATATAATTGGTATTAATACCTTCCTGCTGTTTCAGTCCTCCCTTTCGCTTGATGGCTCTCAGCTTTACGCTCAACTGCTCCAGTTCCGGAACGGCGATCAGAGCGAAATCCTTACCCATAATCCTCGGATGACGGCAGAACTCGTTGATGCGGTTCCAGTCCTTGGTGTCTACCCCGAGTTCCTGCATCAGGTGCAGGCAGATGCTTCGCCAGTGCTTGCGCTGGTCACCATAACCAAGCATGTTCTCCAATGCCTTGCAGCATTCCTTATACTCCTGCGCCCTCATCTCACGAAGATGTGTTGTGCGCCCATTCGTGTATTGGCTCACGATAGCCGCCTTAGCCTCTTCGTCATCGCCGTGCTTTGGCAACTTATTAAACGAGGCGTAGAAACGATGGTAGTTTGCAATCGGTCGTGCCATAAACTTCCCTCCTTGTTAATCTGCAATCGGTAGATCATAAGCCGAGACTCAGCTTATAGTCCTGATAATGCTCTCGCGCTTCATGCAGGGCGTTAGGCAACGCTTGCGCAACCTCAATCTTCTTCAATATCGGGATATCATCCAGACAGAGATATAGCCCGCTCTCAAACTCCCTTACCTGTAATCGGTGCATCGCCTCACGTCTTACTTCCTTCTCACGCTTCAGCACCTGCTGGCGATGATACTCCTCAGTGGTCTTTTTCCACCATTTCTTAATCGAATAAATAATCTTTTTCATGTTCTAATGAATTGTTTATGGGTTTATAATTCTGTCGCAGAAGCACCTTTCTACACACTATCGAGCAGATAATCATCACTGTCCAGATATTCATTCTTCAGTGCATCTGCATTCATATCGCAGAGCTTGGAAGCAAGCTCGTCATACATCATTGCCTGGTCAGGATAACTGAAATCCTTAGTCTTTTTCTTGATGTAGGCGATGATATCTTCTACTGTTTCATCCATGTTTCTTCGGCTTTTTGTAAGTTACATTTTGATACCCATGCCATTTAATGATTCTCGTTGCCCACATCAGACTCTTGGTCGTAACGACATAGCTACCGGGAGTCTTCGTTGATCTGCGCACGCTCAAATCGCAGGAGTAGTTGCATTCCATCCAGTCATCCAATACCGAGCTGCATTGTTCCTTGCTCAGCAGCAGGTAGATGGTGTCACCTTTCTCGTAATCCCCGAGATAATCTTTCACTTCACTCATAAGCTTTCAAATTACAGATTATTACTAGCCTGGATAAGTCCGTCCTCCCATACCTTGAAGGTAGCTCCGGCTTCTCCAATGAATCGACCCTGACAGACTGCCTCATAGCCGACGACTCTTACTTTCACGCCCGCCATGTATTTCAGTCTGACGGCAGGCTTACCCAGTGGCTGACTCTTCGCCTCCTGCGAGATAAAGATGAAACTCTTCTTCGGGAACTCTTCTACCAGGGCTTCCACCTGCGCATATTCCCAATGTGAGTACTGGAACGAATCCACGATGATGAACTTAGGACCCTTGCGCTGCTTGAGCATCTTTTTCAGGTTCTCCAGATCTGAATCGATGCAGACCCTGAATTTGCCCTGTTCTTCCTCCATATGGAAACGCTGGATACGTTCTTTAAAGCTCATGCTTACCTTCTCCTCGAAGGAGCAGTAGAGTACTATGCCGTATTCGCAGAGCTTCTTGGTAAGCTGCATCACGAACGAGCTCTTGCCGCCAGCCGACGGCCCCGAGATAAACCAGGTATCATACATATCCGGCTGTCCGAAGCACCGTTCCCACTCTCCACCCCAGGGGATGGGCTTATAAGTCATCTTCAGTATCTCCCTGGGGCTGTATGCCCGCTTAACCATGGCTGGCCTCCCCGGAAGCTTCAGCAGCGTTCTCTGCTGCTATCTTGAGCTTCTCTATCTCAGTATATACTCGTCTCAGCCCGCCCTGCGTCTTTCTTACGATGGTAGGAATGTCGGCATCGGCTGGAGCATTCACCTTGGCAACGATGGAAGCCTGTTTCATCAGGAACTTCTCACGCTCCTTCCCGTCATCAGGAGTTACCTTAGAGAATCTGCCTCCGTAGCGGCTCAGCATCTCGGTATATCCCACCTTCTTGCAGTCGATGCTGCGGTTTATCTTCTCCTTCAGTCCGTCTGCGCCCATCATATACCATCCGCAGCAATGCTCCGTTGCGTTCCACAGCGCCTTCAGCTCCAGGAAGGCTTCATACTGCAAGTCTCCTGCCTCGTCGAGGATGATAAGCGGACTGTTCAGGGTGCGGAGATAATATACCAGGTCTTCATACACATCGCTGTATGTTCCCTTGTTGTCAGTACCAAACTCGGTGGCTATCTTACGGATCAGCCTGCGCTTGGTCTTCACCTGCGAACAGTCGATATAGACGGCATTCTCGTGGCAGCCGATGTAATACTTGGCTGAATAGGTCTTGCCGATATTCGGCTCGTCACAGAGAATCATGCTCAGAGAGGAGAGCTGCGCAAGCTCCAGCTGCTTCTGGATAAACAGGAAGGTGAAGGTATTGGCTGGTTTCCATTCTATCTCGTGACGGAGGTTGACACCCAGGCGACGGGCGATGCGTACCCAGTTGGCATCAGAAAGAGCCTTATCCAAGACACCCTGTTTCACCATGCTGTACACCGAAGTGGACATTCCAAGGGATGTGGCGTGCTTGGCATCCGAAGGATAATTGGCGCGGTTCTGTGCAATCGCAGCCAGAATCTTTTTCTTTTGTTCTGTTGTAATCATAATCGTTTATTGTTATAAGTTTATTCTAAGTCGATTCTTATACTTGGTCGAATGCCATCGCTATTGCCAATGCGTCTTCGTCTTCTTCGGATACTGAAGATGCGCCTTGTAGTACTCTACCAGCTGTCTGTACTCCGAAATCGCTATCGGGAACATCGGATGTACAAATATCCATCCCAGTCGGCTTCGCAGCGAGCTCTTCAATCTCTTTCTGTTGTTCTTCTTCATAATCCTTGCTATTGTGTATTCCCAACTTAGGAACCAGGTTCCTGTTGGTGTAGTTCATAAATTCCTTGACCTTCTTCTGCTGATGATAGAATTTCTTCTTATCCTCCTCGGTCTGTTCTGCCATCACTCTGTTGTAGGTTTCCACCCGCTCTACCTGGTCGATGAATCTGTCACCTTGGAAGATGAATACATCCTGCGGCTTTCCGTCCTCATCCGGCAGGTAGTAAGCGGTAACCTTGTAATTATTGGGCGCCAGGCGCTCCAGTACATCCGGCTTGCTCAGCCACCAGTCTTCATAGGCCACTCTTACCGTAGAATTGCGTCTTACAGAGGTCTCAACCTTCTCGCCGATATATCGGGCAAGGGTGATGGCATCGAACGGGCGCAGGTTCGGATTGATATGCTCCATCAGAACATCCCATCTTGTCATACCAGGGTATTTCTTCTGATTAGGGTGCAGCGTATGGTTCCACTCGTAGTTGTCACGGCGGTCATCCGCCACAAGCTCATCGAATGAGTAATACTGCTTGTCTTCCCAGGTATCATTACCCGCATCGCTTATCTTCTTAGATTCCACTCTGTATTTCCACTTGCCATAGAATCGGCCGATACCTACGTGGTTGCGGTGGATGATACGGCGCTTCTTGGCTCCGTTAAGGCTCTCAGCCTGCTTCTCCTGTGAATTAAGAGGCGCACAGTAGCGTACATAGCTGAATACCGTTCCTTCCTGGAGCAGGGTGTACTTATATTCAGACATCAGGTGGTTCTCCACCTCAATACCTGCCGGAATGCCCCAGCCATGCTTGGCTATCAGCCTGAACATCTCTCTGAAGCATTCCTTCACCAGGTTCTGGTCCTTGTCCCTGGAATAGCTGGCGCCTAACACGCACTGGCTCACCGAATCATAGGCATAGTAGGCTTTCACCCTCAGTTTCGTATCCTTCAGCTTACGGGTCAGATCCACGTCATCCATGGTTATCTGGCTCAGCGAGTATTCTCCGGCATGGCGGTGCATGTGCGGCATACTCTCGTGCATGAAGGCACTCCAGCTCAACTGGCTCTTATCCCAGATAAGCCTGTTCTTCGGCTTATTCAGGATGTTTCTGATGGTACTGTCGCTCAAACTCTTCGGATTCCCATCCTTGTCACAGAAATCTTCCGGGTCGAACAGCTCTCCAGTCTGAACATCATAAACATCAAGCTCGCCGCATACGAAGGAGTCATACAAATCCTTCACCTGGGAGTTGAGAGGCTTGTTAGGAAGGCATTGCAGGCCGATGACCAGCTTTTCCGTCTTCACGTCAACCTTTCTGGTGTTCTGGTTGCCGAACTTGCCACTGATCAGTACGCCGTAGCCGCCAGCCTTATACTCATTCACCTTCTTTCGGAATCTCAGTGTCGATTCGGGTAGGGTATGATGATAGGTTTCCTTCAATACCTTGATGGTACTTGCCATCATTTCCCAGTCGTAGCGTTCGCCCATCAGCTTGCGGTAGGCAGAGGCTCGTTCGTAGAGCTTGATGCAGGTATTGAGCACTGAAGCATTCACCACATACTCCTGGATCTTCTCTGCCGACAGGTCCAAGCCCGTCTGCTGCCTGCTCTGGAAGTAGCACATGGCGTGCTGATCTACCTCGTAATTGGAAGTTATCCATCCTCGCAGCCTTACTTCGGGACCTCCGGGGAACTCTACTTCCACCGCCTTGCGGTATTTGGTAGGCAAGCTGTCTACGGCAATGAGAGCCGTGCAGCCGCTTGCGCCACCGCCTCGACGTACCACGTTAATGCGGTTTCTTGCAGCCATCGCCTTATAATTGGATTGGGTAATGATGCCCGTCTCGATAAGTTCTGGTGCAGATATGCAAAGTGTATTGCCGTAATATTCCATAACTATAACCTTTCTTTATTCTTCGCTGGTGAAATAATCCCAGTTTCTACCCATACAGATGCCTACAGAGAGACATACGATGACTGTAATCAGATACCAAGTAATGTCCATAACTCTATCCTCCAACTCTAAATCCACGTTCCAGACGTTCTCTCATGCCAGGATTGCCAATGATTTCGGCATCCTTCTGTCTCCACCTTTCTGCCATGATCTGAAGCGAAGGCATCTCTCGGACCAAGACATTGTCCGCAGATACCATTTCCTTACCCTTGAAGAAGATGGTAGCATTGCCAGTCTTCTTGTCGAACTCCAGTACCGCTCCGTTGGAGAAGTATTGTCTGAAGCTTCCCTCATGGTCGAAAAGCAAGGTATCACCCTTTTCGGCAACCACCGTCTCCACGCCACCGTTGATTTTGGCGTACTGGCGGATGCGCTTTGCCTTGTCACTCATGCCCCGCTTAGGGTCGAAGGTGAGAGCAAGCCAGATAGCTTGGTCTGACACCTTGAAGGTCTTGCGTATTCCTTCGCGTACCTCCGTGCTTACGTCTATTGCTCTTTTCATTGTATATTACTTTTTTTTATTATCTTTGCATAGAAATTCAACATCAGGGTGTGGAATAAGACCGAGTTTTCATTAGCT